ACCATTTTGAATTCTCCCGATTCTAGGCGGTAGGACTACCACCTGAACTCAGGGTGACGCATGATTGGCGCGCGGTCAAGAACCTTGCGTGTTTGTCGGCGTGTCGATCGGCTTTGGCTTTGATTTAAGCCCATTGCCAGCAAGCACACCACCCAGCGAACCAGTCAAGAAAATCGCCAGGGTTTTCAATAGATCAATAAAGGCTGCGTCATTTGGTGCTTGCGCCCCGATTGGTTGCGTCACAAAAATGAGCGCATAAGTGATACCAATTGTGACGATCAAAAACACCATTGCCAACGTTGTGCCAATGATCAAAATCAGCTGCGCGTGGATTTCTTCAGGGGTTTTGCGTCGGGCTGGTTTGTCCCGATTCAATTCCAAGTATGTCGTCAGTGCATGTTCCAGTCGGGACGCATTGCGGCGGCTGGCATTCTGGTTTCGACCAGTTGTCGTATTCTTGGCATTCATAGCGAATCCACCCTTGATACCCGCAAGCGGACTGGGTTAGTGCAAGTGCCCAAACCAACCCAGCCGCTGCGAATCGTCGGCTCACTTCCCCGTAGAACCGAAGGCTTTGTCGTTTGGATTAAGCCAGCGCAAAATCACTGGTGCGACGGCTGCAACCCCACCCATTGCAAGGGTCTTTGGGTCTGTTACGCCTGCAAGGTATAGCGCAAGTGCTGCCGCCATGAATGAACGCGCCCATGACGCGATTACTGCTTTGGCTTGTTCCATTTGGTTTTCTCCTTTTTTGGCTTCGCTGCCGTTGTAGGTATTTCGATCTTTGGAAATTCGCCTTTATACGGCACAAACTTTGGAATGCCGAAACCGACAATTTCCTTGCCTTCGCCGTATGACCGAACCTTCACCATTACCATGCCGCCATTGCGCTGGTCGCCTGTCCCGCTGGTGTTGCCTTCGATCGTCAAACATGTTTTGGTGTCAATAAGTCCGACAACAATTCCAATGTGTGAAATGCGGTCAACGCCGTCATGTGGAAAGTCCATGAATGCCAAATACCCTAATTGCGGCATACCTGACCAACGTTGCATTTCTTTGAATCGGTGTGCGCCTTGCGCCGTTGACACGACTGAATGAATCTTGACACCTGCCTGGGCTGCACACCAATTGACAAATGAACCACACCATGGCAACCCGTCTGCCTTTGTGAATTTGCCGTACTTGGTTAGGTTGTCACCTTCTTCGACTGTGCCGACTTCAGCTGCGGCTACTTCGATCAACCGTGCATTTGTACCGTCAGGATAAATTGACATTGCGTTCCTTACTTTTGTTCCATGTAATCGGCAGGAATTGGGTTAATAGAAACTTCAAGCCCGTCGGCATAATCTTCAGAAATAAGTGCGCGAATGTCATTTTCTGCAACAATGGTTGGCAAAACGTAATCTGTGCTTACGGTAGCAGTCGGGTCAATTTCACCATTTTTGCCAACTGACATTTTCGGCAAACCAAGTTGTGCTTTGACTATTTCGTGCCATTCGTTAAAAGATTCCAATGAATTCCATTTAACCCAAATCATGCTGGCGTATTCCATTTCGTTTTCAAGTAATCTTGCACCAAATCGCGGTCTGTGTTGGAAAGTTGTGAAGGATAAATCAAAACTTCGGAGATAAAAACAGCGTCAATGTCCGGGGTTGCGTCGCCGCCAGTTGAAGCAGCTGCACCAACAACGCAACCAGTACCAAGCGAAACGCCTGAAATTGATTGTGTTGCTGAAGCGTCGGTCGTATTTCTACGGAATGAAGTTGTGACGTTTCCGCTGGAAACACCCGCAGATTTCCAAATTGCCACGTCGGCGTTTGAACCCGTTACAAAAAGGTTGTAATCGTATGGTGCAACCCCGTTGTGATAAATCGCATAATTGTCATTGATTGGAATACCTAAGCCATAACCCGTTGTGTTATTTGAACCCATGACGGTCGTATAGTTATAAGCCGCCGTGTCGTATCGAATAACAACAAAAACTGTGTGCGCTGAATTCGCCCAATTCAGACTTGTGTTATACATCCAGTCCACGCGGAACAAAAGTGACGGCAAACTGTTTTGGGTTTGATTGCGATTTGGCTGATTTGCAACGGTAGGCTGAATAAAGTTATAGCCGTTGCCCGATTTGTCATTCCATTGGCTTACAAGGGTTCCCGACGAATAAGAAAAAACTGTGTCGTCAGCACCGTCTAGCCATAGGCTATAACCCGAAATTGGCGGCGAAACCGTCCCAGGTCTTGACGAAGCAAGAATTCCCAAAATTGGTTGCATTAGACCAAGTCACCAATGATCGTGAAAGTGTTTGAACCTGTGCAAATTATTGAACATGCAGAATAACGTGAACGCAATTTTGGTGCGCTAGCGGTGTCACCTGTTGAAGTGATTGTGACACCTGAACCCTGTGCAAATGTAACCTGACCAACGCCGATTTGTTGCAAGTTAATGACGTTGCCAGTCGTGAAAACTGAAGGTGGAACGGTGACCGTAATTGCCGAAGCATTCGAAGCCGTGACCAATTTGTTTTGTGCGTCAGCTGCTACCAATGTGTATGACGTGCCTGTTTGCGCATTGAATGCCAGTGTTGAATCGTCTTGCTCTATCCATGTGAAATCCATGTCGGTGTTTGAAGCCTTAGATAACACCTGACCTGTTGTGCCGCCTTTAAGATCAGCCAATGAAGTGTCAACGGCTTGACCAAAAACCGCAAAATCGGCTGGTAAGTCGGTGACCAAGTCTGTTGAAGTGGGCATGACCCACCCATAGTTGGTTGTTGGATTTGCCATGTTATTCCCTTCGTTAAGCGACTATTGTCGCATTTTCCCAGTTAAGTGTCGGCGACACGCTCGCCCACGTTTCAGTTATTGGCACGTCATTCCAACGCATTGCCTGCAATGAATACGCCAGCGGTGACAACAACAAGGTCACTGAAAGTCTGTTGTATGCCGCCTGGAATGACCAGCCTTCGACGAAACCCTGGAATGTGCCCGACGACATGTTCAGCGGAAGGTTGTTTAACGAAATGGCTTCGCCCATGAAAATGTTGATCAACGCGTCACGATCAGCATTGTCAATTTCAGGGTTTGTTAGGTCGAACGAAATTTCGCTAAAGATTGGCTGGGGTTGGGCGCGTAATGACAAATAGAACGCCGCCTGCGCGTTGGCGTCAGCTGCGTCGTGCAGTGTCGTTGTGATGATTTGTGCAAGGTTGCCATAAAGCGCGATTGACGCTGGGTCACTGTCAGACACGTCGTTTTGACTGGTTGTGCCGTATTTAATTGTTATGGCATTTCGAACGTCGCCCACACGGGTTTGAATTCTAAGTCCTGCGGCGCGTGCTTGATTGGCGTCAAGATCGACATAACCATTTGCTGCAAGGTAATTGGTGCGGTGGGTCGAATCGGCATAGTTAATTCGTCCTTGTGCGTCCTCGTACAAATAGCCCAGCCCTGACGTCGCCAATGCTGAAACGAGCGAATAAACGTCAATTGGATCTTGTCCACTGCCACGCGCTGCTAGGTCATAATTGCCAGGGCGATCGATTTCGCCCAAACCTGTGTTTTGGGCATTTGCCCAGGTTGTTGTCGGGTTATAAGTTGCCCAAGTCAACGCCCCTGGCACTGAAGCCCATGAACCAAACAAAACTGATTGCAAAACTTCAAAAATCTGATCGCCGTCAAAATCGCGGGCAAGTGCGTCGGTGTAAATGACTTTTGGCAAACGTGCCAATGCACCCAATGCCGTAATCGAATAGGTCTGTGTGAACATGGTTGAACCCACGTCGCGAACTTCAAGCCCAATGTCAACAACGTTGCCGCCGAAAATGGCAACAAATGCGCCTGATGTGTCTTTGATCGAAACGCCGATTGTTGAATTGATTGAAACTGGAATTGCGGTTTGATTGACGTCCAGCAATTGAAGGTTAACGTAACCCGCCTGCGCCTGTTCGTAAATGTTTGTTCGACCGCTGCGAATTGTTAAATTTGCCAAAACCGCGTCTGTGTATTCAACGCCGTCAATTTCAACCAACCAAATGGGGGACCACTGCGTCATGCTATTTGAAGATTTCCTGCGCCACCCGTGCCACGGTAAAACGAATCGTTTAATGTTTCAACGATTGTTCGTGCAGTGCCTTCACGGTCAAACGCGCCAGTAACGGTCAGGTTTATAGTTGTACCCATTGAAGCGTTTTCGGCTTGACGGAAACGACCAGGGTTGAAATTGCCTGAAACAATGTTGTTTGACGACGTCGCCACTTTAGCTGCTGAAGCCGCAACATTGGCAATACTTGAAATGCTTGAACCACCAGTTGTCCCACCCGTTGTACCGCCACCAGTTGTCCCACCAGTTGTTGTTGTTGTAGTAGCAGGCTTAAAACCACTTGGCAATGACGCAGCAGGTACAGAAATCCCAGCGGTTGACGTTGAACCAGTAGAACCGCCTATTTTTGAAACGTAACCAATGTCAGCCCCTGGTTTGATAATGTTCATGCCGCGAATTGCAATGTTTACCAAGTCAATTGCGGTGTTAATTAAGCCCTTCAGGGCGGTGACCACTGTGCCCATAATGTTTAACGTGACGCTTGCAATTGTTCCGATTGAACTTAAAACCGTGCCGATTACTTTACCAATAATCGGTGCAGCCGCCTGAAGAATGTCGAAGAATGCCTGAAATTCATCTTTGTTTTCAACAATAGTTGCTTTGATTTTATCAAACGCCGATTTCATGCCATTAAAAATTGGAAGTGCAACGGATTTAATAACGTTGGCAACATTGGCAATTGTTCCACCCAACGCGCCTTCTTTGTCGCCAAACGATTCGCTGAACTTTTCAACAATTGGAATGACCTTGTCAGAAATAACGGTTGCCAATTCAAGCACTATTGGGAGCAATGCGTCACCGATCGCGACTTTGGCATTTTCTAATTGTGCAGTGAGGATTCTTGTACGGTTGGCTAAACCGTCAGATGTACGGGCAAAATCTCCCTGTGCCGCGCTTGTTTGTTCAAAAATAAGTTTTTGAGCAGCCAAAACCTTTTGTTGCGGTGTAAGCGCGTTTTTAGTTGTGTTAACAATTCCCAATTCAAGTGCGGCTTGACGCAATGAAGCGTCGTCAAGTAAAACGCCATAGGCACGCAACGGTTCTGCTTCGCCACGTAGGGCAGCACCAATTGCGTTGATCGCTTGTTCGGGTGATGTGTTATTGAATGAAGCAAGGTCAGAAGATAGTTTGACGAAGTCAATTGAGAAATTCGAAAGGTCTTTTCCAGATAAGCCCGCAGCCTTGCCAAATGTCGCAAACGTTGCAGCTGCGTCCAACGCCTGTTGTTTTGTTTGTCCCAATGACCCAGCGGCTTGCGACGCAAATTTTTCAATGTCTTTTGCGGTGTCGCCAAATAAGACACCAACCTTTGAAATTGTTTCTGATAAATCAGACGCGGCTTTTACGGCGTCCACGCCGATTTTGACTGCCATTGCACCCGCTGCGACTGCGGCTGCTGCTAAGGCTGCGCCAACGGCTTTGCCAACCTTGCCCATTTTGTCGCCGAAGGTTTCGACGTCGCCTGTTGCCTGTTTTAAGGATTTGTTGAGATTGTCAACGTCGCCAAGAATGGAAAGTTTGAGGGTGCGATTGCCAGCCATTAGTCGTACCTCTTAACTATTGTTGAGAATGCTTGTTCCCATTTTCTGACAATGTCAGGCTGAACGCTTCTAAGTGTTGGATAAATGTACCAACCGCGTGACCCGCGACCTTCACGCCCTGACCACACTGGAAATTGCTTCAAACGATTTGAACCAAATTCATACCCGCCCCACAATTGTTGGGTCGTGCCACCGCCACTTAATTTCTGCCCAGCGTAACCAAATGAAATTTCACCGATCTTTGACGACTTTGAAACTTTAGAACCCTCGGCAACAATGTTGTCCACGCGATTACGCGTTCCAGTATTGGCACGGTCAATAATCTTTGAACGAACCCAGGTTGCCAATTCGCTGGTGACTTCTTTTGCTTGTTGGGTCGCTTCTTCGTCCATTGCTTTGAATGATCGGACAATGGCGCGCAATTCCGCTTTGTCATAACTGATTGCGTCAGTTGCCATTTGCCTGCCTTTCCAAAATCTCAATGACCGTCAAAATGTCTTCGGCACTTTCAAATTCGCTGGGCGGTAGCCCCGTTGCCAGGGCTACTTCCCAAACGATTCGACTTAGGCTTCCGACTGGGTGGCTTTTGGGTTTGCGTCACCAACGATCACTTCGGAAATGGTTTCCGTCCATGCTTCGATTGGCTTGACTGGCTTGCCAGCTGCTTCGCGTTTCATGGCGTGATAAGCGAGAAATACTAAATCGGAAAGTCCGATTTTTTCTTGCGCCTGGGAAATGGTGTTCCCCGTGTGCTTTTCCCATTTAACCCACTCAGGTGGCGCAGCCGTATAGGTTGACTGCGCCCCGTCGTTGTATTCAATTGTTATTGGTAACTTCATTTTTTCTCCCGATTGTTAGTTTTTAACTGAATGTTTCAGTAGGTGTGCCCACCACAATGAATGATAGGTCAACCGTCTGCGCGTCAGGTGCTGACCCGCCGACTGCTGGAAACACTGGCATGACGTTAAATGCGAAAACCGCACCCGACACCGCAGTCAATGAAACTGCCAATGTTGTGTTTGGTGCTGATTCGCAAGCCGTCCATAGTGCTTCGCACAATGAACCTGAAGCGCCCCAGTCAGCAAGCATTGAAACGTCGAATGTCCACTGATCGTCAATGTGCTTGTAAGCCTTGCCGTCAAGTGTTTGGTACGTTTCCACCGTTGGTGAATTCGCAAGTGTCGCACTGGTCGCCTGTGCGTCGTAGTTAACGGTCGCGATCGTCAGTGTTAAATCGCGACCCGTGATGATCGTTGTTGGCACGTTATCTCCTTTTATGTCGTTTGTGTGTAGTAGGTCGAAACGTTTATGTCAGCAACCAACATGGGCGATTGACCCACTTCTAGCACGGTTGGCTTTTCAATAACGCCCACGACGTATCCTGCGGGCATTGCCGCAAGAATTCCTATGATTAGTTTTTCCAGGTTGTCCAATGAACCTGCGTTGCTATTTGAAGCAACAATCGCTGAAATGGCAAAATTGATTTTGACCTTTGTTGAAGATTTGCCGATCAAAACAACTTCCATGTAAGGCGAATCAGGCACGACCACAATGGCGGGCGGGATTGGCGATTCGGGAACGCTCGCGTACACGTTAGCCGACAACGCGCTGAAGGCGTTTGCTAAGGCTGCGCGGGTATCTGAAATGGCATTGGCTGGCACTTATTGAACGACCGTTTCAACGTCCAGGTATGGCATAAGCAAGGTTGAAACACGGTTGGTCAGGCTTCGTCCCATGCGGTACGGCGTTGAAGCAAAATCCACGCCCTCGATCTGTCCACCCGCAGCAACGCGTGACTGGAACACTTCGACGCTGACTGCCAAAATTGCTGATTCGATTGGTGCGCTTGACGCATAGATTTCAGCTGCTGAATAGCCCGAAAGGGTTGCAGTGCCTGTTGGAATGATGTCGCGCAATGTGACATTTGATGAAGTCAATGCAGCGGTGAAATAGTAGGTTGCAACGTCAACGACTGTGTGCGTTGCGCTGAATGGTGCTGGCAAACCTGCCACGATTACGGACTGACCAGCCACAAAATGATGTGGGCGTTGTGTGTAAAAAAACGCCACGTTTGATTCTAATTTGTAAGCGTTGACTGCTGAAGAATTTGAAACCAGCATTGGCAAAATAACCGCTTCGGCGGTGTTGATAATTTCGTCAAGATAACTGTCACTGTATAAGGACACGCTCACGCCTAGCACTGTTCGCAATTGACTGGCGGTGACAATACTAGGCATGAGCGTTCCTTTCGATCGGCTGCGGCGAGATCGGGAGAACCCGCCGCATGACTAAATTGGCTGATTAAGCCTTATTGAACTTGAACGCGCCTGCACCGATCTTCGTTGCAATTGCGCCGTATCCGTACACCATGACTGATACCTGACCTGAAGCGATTACGTCTGCGCGTAGTCGGTAGGTTGGCGATTCATACCATGTGTATGCCGCTGGGTTAACGATCAGCATTGAGCCGTCTGCGTCAGCGGTTGCAGCAGTATTTGCGGTGACGTATAGGTCAAGACCTGCAACGTTTCCGCGGATTGAATCAGGACGAACGACACCGCCAGCGTTTGAAGGCTGGGAAGCGTTGTAAATTGGACGACCTGAATCATTCAGTGTCATGAGGTTTGCCCACTGTGATGTGTTCGCAATGATGTTGCGTGCGAATCCCTGTGTGCCTGCATAAACTGAAGCAGCACCGCGGGAAACGAAACCAAGCAATTCAGCTGCGGTTGGGTATGTGGTAATTGTTGTGCCGTCAGCAGTTGCGCCTGAAATCAATGCTGCGTTCACCGCAGTATCTGTTGCCTTAGCGTAAGCGGCTGCCATGTTTGTCAACAATTCGTTGAAGAATAGTGGTGAAGTGCGGTCAAGCAATTCAACGCTGAATGTCTGTTGTCCAGCGTACTTTGCAACGTTCACTGTTACGAATGCAGCAGCCTGATCAGTTTCTGACGGTGTGCCTGCTTCTGATGTTGCAGCGACTGTTGGCATTGTTGTGATTTTTGGAATCTCGAAAGACATTCCAGCGTCAGGCAAAACACCGCGAGAAATCGCGTCAATGTTTGAACGTGTTGTGTTTGCAAGTCCGTTAATGACCTCAGTCAATTGACGTGTTGGGACTAAACCTGCGTTGTCTGTTGTGTCGTCTGCTGCTGCAACGTATTGACGGGCATTCTCGTCACCCATTGAAGCGCGGACTGTGTTTTCTAGATACTTAGCAGCGGTGAACTCTAAGCGTGGCTTTGAAGTCCAACCACCTACGGCTGGCTTCGCTGCTGCGGTTACTGACTGGGCGGCTTCTACCGTTTCGGCGGTTGAAGCGTCTTTGACGGTGTCTTCCACTTCGTCTTCTCCTTCTGTTGGTTGTGCTTCAGGTTCGATCGTCGAATCTGAAATCTCTGCTTCGCCTTCGGTGGCGGCTACCTCAGCAACGCGCGCTGATCGGATTGCGGGTTCGCTGGTTAATGCAACGCCAGTCATTTCACCCTTCAAAATGCGGACTGTTCCGTCCTTCAGTGTTTCGTATTCGTCAAAATAAACTTCAACGCTGAATCCGTCGCGCAAACCTTCAGCTGCTTCAACCAATGCGTCATTGCCAGCAGTTGTTTCAGCAATTTTGAATGTTGCGTCAATGCCCTGCTCGTTTGATTCGATTGAAAGTGTTTTGCCGATTCGACGTGTACGGTCATGTTCAAGGTTTAACAAAACTGGTGTTGCTTCGATTGAATTCTTAGCAAATTGCACCTTGCCGATTGAAGCATTGCCAGTTTCCTCGAATGTCACAATGCGCCCGGTGATTGTGCGACTGTTTGAATCTGCCGCGGTAATTGCAATTGGTGTGATGACTTTTTTCATAGCAGCATGTCTTCTTCCTCGCGTATTTCTTCGATCGACATTGCGCCGATACGATTCAAGATTTCATAAACCTGCGCGCGCTCGTAAGGATTGCCACGCAAGAAATCGTCAAGATCAAACATGACGCGATTGCCCGCTGGCGTAAAGTCAGCAAATGACAAACGTTGTTCGATAATTGACATGTAATTTCTGAACGCAAAATCAACCAGGTCGCGACGCTTATCAAGTGCGTTTGCGTATGTGAATGATGATTGTTGTGAATCAGTGAAATACGCTGGAATTCCGCACGCACGGCTTAATTCAAGTGAAACGTAATTGCGTGCTTCGTTTAGCTGCAAATTCTTTGGGTCGTAACCAATTGTTTCAAGTGTTACGTCAGCATTCAAAAACGCAGTTGATTTGTTGCTTCGTGCGGTGCGCCATGATGACAACAATTTTGCAACGCGGTCTGCGGGTAATGATGTGCCGTTTGATTTCAAAACCATTTGTGGAATTGGCTCATTGGCAAAATTCATTGAAGCCTTTTCAAGTGCAGCAGCCGCCTTAATTGTGCGACCTGCACGCGCAAGCAAACCTTCTTGCGTATTTGGGAAAACAACCAAATTTGCTGGGTCAACGGGTGTGCCGTCGATCTCGTAAGAATCAATTTCTGTTCCGTTGGCGTTTGTTGTAATTGAAACGCGTTCAGGTGCAATTCTTTCCATTGCGCGGATTTTTCCCGTGTCCGCATAGCGTTCCATAACCCAGCCATACGCAGAATTGTGGAAAAACAAATCTGAAACTATCCATGACCAAAATGTTGAACCTGGGATTCGTGGGTCAGGCTGATTGATTACGCGTGGCTGCGTTACCTTCTCACCTGTAGCTTCATTGCGTGTGTGCATTGGAAGTGAAGCAATTGTTTGAATGATTGACAATGCACGCGCAACGGTAGGCACTGACATTGCTTCAGCGCGGTTGGCACTTTGTATGCCATAAAAATAGAAATTGTTATTTTCCGTGAAATAAGGCGCAAGTGAAGCGTCAACGTCCACGGGCGCAGCTGGAACGGCAGCAGCGACGCGTGGCACGAATAGATCGAATAAACCCATGCCCAAATTGTGTCAGGCTTATACGATCAACCAACCATGATGTCAAGATCATTCTCTGGGCGTGTCGCGAAGTGCGTTGCAAGGGCGACTGCCACTGCACTGCACACGACGGATTGGCTGGCACGACGTCCAATAACCCAACCGCCGTCCCCACGACGCAATTGCACCGCTGCCAACACTTCTTCGGTCAATTGGCTTTGCCCACGGTGTTTCAAACGCCCTGAATTGATTGCCGACAACATTTCGTCGCACGCTTGCGGATAAACGGTGTCCATGTCGTAAATCGGAATTCCAGCGGGCGCAAGGCGCGCAGCAACCGCGGCACTGGTTTTGCGTGAATACAAAACGTATTCGGTCGGATACTTTCGCGCATAATCTGCCAGGTCGTTGGCAATTGCCTTGTCGTCTAGCTGCAAGTCGTTTTGCCAGGTGTGCAATAACTTCACGACAAACTGTTCCCCGCCCAATTTCTGCGCCCCGATTAAACTTGCATGGCGACGATCGGGCGAAAGATCGATTGCCAGCCATGTCAGTTTATCAAGATCAAGGTCTGCGGATTTGTCCAGGCAATTACCCCATGAAGCAGCGTCCACCGCGCTATTGATTGCCACAACCCAACGGCACAACACTTCCGTCATGACCACGTCAGGCGGGTCGTTCAAAACGCTTCGTACGTTGTCCGCGTGAATCAACGTGCCCATTGACGGATTGGCGTACCTGGCATTTTCAACGCTGATTTCGTCGGTTGGTGCTGACCATTCAAAATAACCAATGTCATCTTGCACGCCAGCAATTGAAGCCAATGCCCTGTCGCGAAATTGGTTCAAGACGACGCTGCTGGAATCGCCTGCGTTGGTGTACGCCATGACCATTGGATTTTGCGCAGCCATAAGGGTATAGCGAAGCGAAGCAAACGATTCAATGTCGGTCATTTCGCGTAATTCGTCCAGGTGAATGGTTGAAGGTCGGGAAACACCACGTGCAGCCGAACCGCCCGCACG